ACCACCTGCCGTTCTTATAGCTCGGCCATCCATAAAAATATCTTTTTGAGCAAGTTCTATATATTGTCTTTCTTCTGTAGAAGTAAATTCAGGATCAGTTGCACTAGCTGGCCTTAACATACTTGAGGGGATACTAATATTATTCTTTGAAGGAGTAGCAAAACCTTCTATTTCTGCACCATCAGAAACCAAATCTAAAAGCGTAACAAATTGCTGTGCTTTTAAAAAACCATTAGGTAAATTTTCAGATAATTGAAAATCTTTATTGCTTATTTCTCTTGCCATATTTTACGAATTGTCCGCTACTGTTACTGTATCAGCACCAGCACTGATCACAATAGAACCAACTAAACATTCACCAAAAACTAAGGGTGACGGGCCACCAGCTTTTGTAGTATTTGCTGTTTGATTACTAATAAAAGATTCAACTTGTGGATCTACAGTTTGTTGTGGTGGCACTGGAGCTAACAAATCAGCCACAAAAGATAATGCTCCAACTGTTAATGCAGCGTAAAAAGCTTGTAATGAAGTTAAAGCTGTATTAAACCAACCACCAATTAGTGTTATAAAAAATGCTTCAAAAAAGTTACCACTTATCATTGGTATTAATTTTATTTCTCCTTCACCTTTAAGAACCATATTTTTAAAAGTAATATCACTGTTATTCATCTGAATATTATAAAAAGCTTCTAATAAGTGTTCCTGACATTGAGGATAATTTACTTTTAAAAAACTATAAATCTGATCTACATTAGAAACATCTGCTTCAAATTCTTTAACTCCACATAGTTTCCTAAGTGGGCCATATAGCTTAATCTTTTTCATCATGATTCTGCCTCCATAAAGTACCAATTATCGTCCTGTATCGAATAAATATACCAATCCAACATAAATATCCTACAGTTATCTTTATCAGCTTCTGAAGGTTCTGCACTGCCCTCTACATGAGAATGTAACACTGCTAATACTTCAGCACCATAATCTTCACACGCAGCGTAATCGTTAGGGTTAAGTGCAAAAGTAATTTCATCATCTAAATGAGATGCAATATTTTTACAAGGCCAAAAAAATTCAATACCATCTTTTTCAGCTAATAAACCACAGCCTTCAGCAGGTCTACATTTTTGAAAATGTTTTTTTGCTTCTTCTTTCCAGGTCATTGAAATATAAAACTACCAACAGCAGGAAATCTATCTTTTGTTATTTGCAATCTTGGTAAATGTAAATCCTCAAAATCAATTGTATTTACAAGTTCAAAGCTACATATCTGATTATTTTCTATAATTTTTTTATTTATTAAAAATTCTTGTTGCTCTAATTCTTTGTCTGGATCTGCTGTGCCAAAAGTATTACTTCCTCCACTAAAATTAGCATCATCTAAAAATTGAGCTAATGTTCTAATTCTTTTAACTGTTGCTTGTTGCAAATCATTAAATGCATTAAAACTATTTACTACTTGCAATAAAGTTGAAAATACTTGAGTACTATTAGCAAATGTTAGTCTTGGTCTTGCCATAACTGTATTATCACCAGTCTCAAAACCCTCTGCTTCACAGGCTATTGCTGTGTAAGTATTGCCTTGCCATATAATATCAGTATTTATTTCATTTGTTCCATTATGAAATCTATATAAAGTTGTGGTTGTCGTATCTGAAGCGTCATAATGTATATTATCCTTTAATTGAAGTTCAAATAACTCAATAATTGTAAAACCATTTAAGTTTTGTAGTTGCTCAACAGGTATGGTTGTCATGATTGAAATACCTCTTGAAATGTTGCTTGTATTCTAGCTCTATTTAAAAAGGGTATAGATTTACTCCAATTTCTACAAATAAATTGTGATGAAGAACTTTCTCCAGGGGGTGTAAAAGTAAAACTGGCACTATCACTTGCACGTGCATCAAGAAAAGTTTCTATTGTATCTGCATCTGTTTCTGATACTTCAAAAGTAAGTTGATATATTTTAGGATTTTGGTTCAATCCAAAAACACCTCTTGAAATGTACCCATCTCCAAATTGTACTTCCGTTACTCGTGGTGCAGACCTTTTTTGAACTCCATAAGTAGGATTAATTGAAGGGAAAGTAGCCATTATGCAAGTAAACCTCCACTACGTTTTTGTTTTACTATTTCTAATTGTATTGCAGTAGCTAAAGCCTCACCAAATTGCTGTCCATCACCATCACTTTGTACAGACGTACCAGATGCATCTACATTCACAACAATATTTGTTGGTCCTCCCATCGCTTCATTAGGTGTAATTTTTCCTGATACACCAGGAGTAAACAATTCAGGTCCACGTTCTCCAACAATGTAACTACTACCACCTTTTACTGGCCCTCCATTTGCTCTGAATATAGATCCTAATAATCCTGAACCCCTCTCAAAAGTTCCTCCAAAATTACCAAAAAGTCCTAAATTTAAAAATCCATCAATCATTTTATTTAATGTCTGTCCTAAAAAGTCATTTAAAGTTGAAGTTCCTTTAATTAAACCTTTTATTGCATTTCCCATGTCTTGAGCCATCATGTTTGTAATTTCTTGGGTTATTTCTTTTTGTTTTAATAAGCCATCAATTCTCAATTTATTATTAAACTCTATTTTAAATCTTTCTTCGTCAAACATAGCTAACTCTTCTTTATCTAAAGACAACAACTGTTCTTTTAACGCTATCTGGTACTCATCTCCAGTTAATCTGACTAAATTTAATTCATTTTGTTTTGCCATATTTTCTGTAGTGGCATTAGCAGATTCTTTTAACTTATCTAATTTTTTAAGTGTATCTGATAAATTCTTTTCATCTTGATCTTCAATACTCCTCGCTTCTTTAGCATTTTCTTTAAAGAAAAGTTCTAAATCTTTTTTATCTTCTAATAATTGAATATCTGTTAGTAACTTATTAATATGTTCTTGGTCTTGTTCTACAATAACTGTTCCTGCTGCTTTCAAGCTGTTTACAATATCTACTTGTTTATGGCGAAGTTCTATTGCCCTTGCCATTGCATGATTATCAGCACCAGCTAATTCAAGTTTTCTTTCTAGACCTTGAAGCTCTTTTTCAATTAACTCAAAACTTTCATCTGCTTCTAAATTTGCAGCACCTTGAAGATTCTTCTCAAATTGTTGATCCGTCATTTCTCTTAATATGTTTCTTCTTTTTGCACCTTGACCACCTTGACCTCTTAAACCTTGTACTGCGGTTTTAAAATTCTGAGATCTCTTTACTTGTCTTTCAGCTATACCTCTCTGCATCCCTGCGATCATGCCACTTAAAATTCCACTCATGTTTATTAATCCTGCTACACCAGATTGAACATTTAAAAAGAAATCTCCAAATGTTTTTGTTAGTAATTCTGTTTCAGTAGCAAAAGCACTTATTTTATTAGCACCATCTTTTCCAAGAATTTTTTGAACACGATCAAACTCTTTTGAACTTTCGTTCATCGCTTTTCCTACTTCTGTTATCCCATTAGCAAAATCTGTTGCAAGTCTTACAACAGCAGTAGCAACAATAGATCCAGCAAATCCTCCTCCTCCTGAACCAAATCTTTGACTTACAGCTTCTCCAATACCGCCACCTAAACCACCAGCTATAGCTCCTGGTATTCCTCCACCAAATAACAATGGAAAACCACCACCAATACCCGCACTCATAATAACTTTACTTCTTCTTCTTGTTCTTTCTATTCGATCTGCATTTGCTGTCCTTTCTTTTGCTTTAGCTAATCTAGCTTCAGCTTCTATTTCTTCATTTGTTACTCTTATTTTTGCAGCTTTTAAAGTAAGACCTTCTTTGATTCTTAGTTCTTCTACTTTTAAAGCTCGATTTTTTATCTTTTGTTGTCTATTAAATTTATCTTCTACTTTTACAACATTTTTTACAGCTTGATTAAATTCTTTCGTTCCAATAGCAGCTTTATCAAGAGCACTTCTAGCATCTGTGACTGCTCTTGATAAATTTTCAAAACTCCTAACAACAGGCATGCCTGCTGTACCTTGCTCAGCCTTTCTATTTATTTCATTTATGTTCTTTTGTAATTCTGCTGTTTTCTTATTTACTTTGTCTAATTGCTTTGCACCCGCAACGGCTATTTTTATCGAGACATCATAATTAGCCACTGTTCAATAAAAATTCAAAACATTTACTCTATCTTACCTCTTTCTACCTTTTATAGCACTACTTCTTTGTGCTTGTTCTTTTTGTTTTTCATACTGCTCGTATTCTATTTCTGCGTAAGCAGCCCAACCTATCATTTCTTCAATAGTTAAAGTTTGGCATAATTCAGCAACAGTTTTCTTTAGTTCTTTAGCTAATCCGAAAATAAATTTCCACTCTTTATTAGCTTTTCAAATCGGCTTTAGCCTCTGATACCTCCTTGTCTTGACCAGCATTAATCATAGCTAATTGAATTTCCTGTAAGATGTTTGCTTCTACTTCTCTTCTTAAAGAAGCTTTATCTCCATCTTGAAATAGCCTATCTCCATTTTTATCTAATGCTTTTGTAATCATCAAAGCCAAAGCAAAATCATTTACATCATCTGCGTTTGATTTTTTAGTTATTGATTCTCTTTCTGCAATAGTTAAAGGATGCCAATAAATACTAAGAATAATCTTGTCATCTTTGATTACGTCATGTTGATATAGTTGGCTTACACCAAAATTACCTTTCAAAAGGTCGATTGCTCTAGTCATAAATAATACAATGCTATTCTATTATACTAGGCATTTGCTGAAAATTGGCAAGATATTACACCAACGAAATGACTTCTCTCTTCAATATCTAAT